AATTTTGATATTGCGTCTATCATGTTATTTCAGGTCCTTTATTATGTTTGTTAGTGCCTCTTTGAGGAACTTTTGTGCTTTTGGGTCATTTCTAACTTCCGCGGCCAGACCCTTTGCCATGTTACCACCCTTTGTGTTCATAAGGTGTTCGTAAATTGGCGTTGGGTAAGCACCTGGTGCCGAAGGTTGGGCCACAACATCAACTGTGATGATCTCAAAGTCTGAAACTTCACCGCTTCCGTATTCGTTCATGTTTCCAGAACCTCTACTTGAAACGCCTAGTTTCACACCTGATTCCAACATAGTTTTGACAAGTTGGCCCATCGGTGTTGGCAAGATTTTCATCTTACCGTATCCATTTGGTCCATCCATCCACATCTCAGTGATCATGTGAGACACACGGTCCAAATTAATTTTTAAATCATCTGGGTGATCCACTTCACCTAACACAGAGTATCCAGAACTAATCTGATCGTTCAGTGTTTTCGTTGCTTTCGCAATTTCTGCCACTGGGTAAACTCTCTGATTAGCGTTCTTGATCCCACCTTGAATACAGATCCCTTTCATGTACAAATCCTTGCCGTGTTCTCCCTCGTGCAAGATCTGTACTCTGGCCTGATCAAATGTTAGATTCTCCCTCAGGTATAGTGATGCCATCGATGATCTCCTCTCAAATCAACAATTATTTTCTAGAAATAACTGGTGATTTTGCAGATTTGTCTGAATGGTCCGCTGTGTCAGCCTTGCCCATTTTCTTGTATGAAGTGGACTTGTCTTTTCCTGGACTATTCTCGAAATCGCTCATCTTCTGTGCAGTTGGAGCCGGTCTTCCTGTATCGTCTGCTCCGCCTTTAGCGATATTTGCTGCCGAAGCCGCATTTGGTGACTTAACTGAAGTGTTTACCGCTGATTTCTTGTGATCTGCATGGTCGGCGTTGTCTGCACTTTTTTGGATTTTGTACTCTTTCATCTTCTCTTTTTTATCCTTGTGCATCGCTTCTTTCTTCATGCCTTTGTCTTTGTGCATGGCTTCAGTCTGCTTGCCTTCCATTTCAACTTCTGGCGTCAACTCTGGAGCAACTTCTGGAGCAACGGCCTCGTCTTTATCGTCGTCGTCACCGTCTTTTTTGTCCATCATTGCTTCAAATTCTGCTTTTAGTTCATCTAAAGCGTCTTCCAAGTCAACAACTCTGTCTTCCATATCTTCGTCGCCATCTTTGTCCATCTCTTTGTCCATGTCCATGTCCATTTCTGGTTTGTCCATTTCGCCTTCTTCTTCGCTTGAGATGTCTTTGACTAACTCGTCAGTAGCATCGCCACCAACTTCTTCTATTGACTCTTCTTCAGTAGTTTCTTCGTCTTCGATGTCTACCACTTCGTCCACTTGCTCATCATTTGCTTCTTCTGACTCAGACTCTTTTTTCATTTTGTCTTTTTTGTCATGCATAGCTTCGGTAGTCTCAGTTTCAGTGACTTCGTCTTCTTTTTTCATTTTCTTATCATGCATCGCTTCAGCAGTCACTTCCTCGTCTGCTAGGTTCTCGTAGATATCTCTTGATTTTTCTACCACGATCTCATGGAATAAAGCTTCTGCTTTATCGTTTTCTTCGTTTATCAGTAATTCTAATAAACTCTCAAATTTATTGTTTGACATTTTACACGTGCTCCTTTTGTATAGGTCTATTTGTACTTATAAGTGTTGTATTTACTGTAAAAGGGTACAAACGGTGGTGAAATTGGTGCTTAAAGGCGGTTTTTGCTATATTTTGATCTGTAAATCAAATTTCGCTGAAAATTCCTCTGTTGTGAGATGATCCATGTTATCTTTCCATTCAAGATCTTTGGGTCTAAACCAGCCTTCGGGTATCACACGATGGAATTGTGCGTCTTGAAAATCTTGTAGACAACGTTTTGTTTGGTTCATCCAGTTGCCGTAGAAAGTGGCCTCGTCCTGACTCTTTTTGTAGTTTCTTGTGTCTTTGAACACATTGTTGAATCTGAAGCGAGACTTGTTTGTGCCGTCATTGTGTCCTTGATAATCAAAACCCAATATGTAGATGTCTTTGAATTGCTTGTCACAGGCCAATCTCAGCGCCGTTGGACCACTTGACCAACCCAGGCTTGGCTTTGACCAGGTCACATGATCCAGCAATTTTTGGTGTTTGTTATACTGTGCGTTGAAGTTACTGTACACTTTATTATGTACAACGTAATCTGTCTCTGCGATCTCCAACATCATCTTGGGATCCACTGCTATCAGCCAGTGGGGCCGGTGCGTTCTGTACACACCATTGCAGGCGAAAACAGTGCCCTTTGCCATGAGATCATTTATTTCGATCCCCTTACGTGATTCACCGTTGCCTAATACGAATGCTATTGATGACATTACAACTGTAAGTTATCGTCTGGTGCAGGCTGTCCGTACATCTTTTGGACAAATACTGCTTCTTCCTTCTGCTGTGCATCGTGTGCCTCCGATGCCAGTCTCATAGAGTTTATCTGTTTGAGTGTGAGTCTGGTTTTCCTTGTGTCTTCTGCGTCCAGGATCGAAATATCATGCTCCGGCTCGTAGGTCTTGTCCTGTTCGAAGCCGTCTGCGCCGTATGTGAAGAATTCATTCAGTTTCATACCTGTATTTAATCCTTATACCTGTCCACCGCCGCCTGTGCCACCTGGAGTCTGTCCTCCCGGGGTCTGTCCTGGTTGTCCTGGTTGTGGTGAGCCCGGTGCAGGAGCATCAGGTTCTGCTGTCGGCTCCTCGAATTGATCAAGATCTGAACTTATTCCTGACTGCGTTATGCCGCCACCTCTCAACTGGTTCGATTTGGTCTGTTTTTTCTGTGGCACATTGTTTTCTTCTGCCCATAGATCGGCGTTACGTGCCATTTCTTCTTCTGTCAGTCCAAGATATCTCTTCAACGCAAATCTTTTACTCATGTAAGGCAGTTCTGCAACTTGTGTAAATGTGTTTACCCTTGCCTGATCCATTTCTGTCTGTCTGTATTGGGCAAAGTTCTGTGGCGGATTCAGTTTTATCTCAAACATTGTGTTGTCGATGTTGTAACCTTTTGTTTTGATATACAGTTTGAATTCACTATCAAATGTTTCTGCCAACATCGCCTGTAATCTTGCACAGTATTTGTTGAATCTTAATTCTTGGATGTATGCTGTGCCCACTCTACCGTCATTGTACTGCTGTTGTCCGTCTTCTGCTCCTGTGGGCAAATAAGAACTAGGAATCCTTAGGCCCCTGAACAGTTTGTTTGTGAAGAATCTCAAGTCGTCTATCTCTCCTAGGTTTGTACCACCTGGCAGTGTGTCAACTTTAGATCCTCTACCCTCAGCCGTTTGTGGGAAGAAGTAATCTTCATTGATTGACATCGGATTGTATGTTGCATCTATAAAGTTTGCTCCACCTGATGCACTTGGAATTCTTCTCTGATTGATCTCGTTTTTAACTCTCTCAACGAACTGCATTGCCAAGTGTGTAGGCATGTTACCCACGTCAATGTAAAACACTCTTCTTTCTGGTGCTCTCTGCACCCTGTAAATTATGATTGCATCTTCTAAGAGTTCTTTCTGCTTGTAAACTTTAAACACTTGTTCTAAAACAGATTGTCCAAACGGAAACAAGTTGTCCAGGCCATCGGACATAGACATGTGTACAACGTGTTCTGCATTTATGTTATACGCATTCATTGTCTTGTAGAATCTCCCGCCTGTTGTGGCACCTGCAAATCCTGACAGGCTGTTAGTGGCGCCGGCGTTTGCATAACTTGATCCGTATGCCGCTGTACCACCACCTGTTGTTCCGCCACCACCATAAGTTTGGTTAGGAGTGATCTGCGTTGCTGATAATCTCTGTAGGTTAGGGTTGATGTCTCTGATCACATATTGTTCAGGTTTCTTGCCTTCGGATTCGTTGACAACGATCCTGTCAACTTTCGCATTGTCTATGTACAACCATTTCTGTGTTTCTGGATCCCTCACAAAGAAACAGTCACCGTACTTCAGTGCGTTCCTGAATATCCTGAAAATC